GGTTGTTGACCGAGAACCCGAAATAATTTTCGCGTTCATTAATGTTATAAGTTGCGCGCGCGTGCTCATGTGTTAGCTATATTGAATGTAATCCCATTTGTAACCTTGTGCCGTTAAATATAATTTTGCTTTGGTTAAATAACCATCAGCCAATTGCGGTGTAATTAAAGTGTTGGACTCAACAACCTCAAAATTTAAAACCCAGCGCCCCCCAATTGTGCAATTAGCATCATCTTTTTTTGATTCGTAAATTATAAAATCGCTTAAAAATGTGCGTATAATAAAAGTGTTTTGAACATACCCCAGCCATTTGTATTTAGGGTCTTCCAAAATGTAACGCACCGCACCCATTATTTTATGTAAATGGAATGTTGCGCGCTGGTCGGCCTTTTGCGCCGCGGTACTTTTTGCATTGGTGAAAACCTCAACAGCAAGTTGATATTTTCCGTCTTGCTGACCCTGGTGTTTGTTGCCTAAATTTCCTTTTAACACCGATACACTCACCAACGGCATATCAACTTTATCCACATACGGGTTTTGGCTCTCAACATCAACATCAACATCCAAGTCGTAATTCATAAACAAACTTACTTGGTTGTCCAGCTCATCCAATAAAATTTCAGCAACGCGATTGCGTACTAACTCAACCGGTTGTTCTGGAATTATATTTGTTATTACTGGCATTATGCTGTTGTATAATCTTCTAAAGTTAATAAAATGTAACCAAGTTTCTCATCCGGAAACCACGCTTGTACCTGGTAATTTTTTTTATTGCCGGTGCTATCAACAACATCAACTTTGTGTTTTTTAAAAGTTACTTCGCCACCGGCATTACGTATTGGGTAATCGGGGTTGGTCTCTTTTAATAAATCTTCTGAGAACGAAACAAAACACGTTTTAGCATTTACCATTGTGCCTTCCATACTAACACCCAAATGGTGTTGAGTGTGTATGCCTGCAATGGTCGCCGTTTGTGTACCGTCCGCGCTCGTAAACTCTAATGTAATGCCCCAACCACTATCCTTATTGGATGATTGATTTTTAATATCTCGGCGCGCACGCTCAGTTAGGTTCATAACATAAACGCCGGTATTTATTTAGGCGTGGTTTTTTTGCTCTTTTTAGTTGGTGGTATAACCTCAACAGTTGGGTCGGTTAATGTGCCGTTGTTTATTAATGCATCGGCGGTACCAGCATGCAATAAATCTTCATTTATAGTTTGACCGCGCATTCTTTTAATGCCACGGCTAACATAAAACTCATCAAAGTTAACTATTAACTCTCTACCCATTTTTGTAAAAAACAAAGGGGCTTTACGCCCCTTCATTATAGTATTAAGGCTTTGTTAGCCGGTTAAAAATTTTATTATGCTACGGCGGTACGCGTAACCGCTTGATCAATTGCGATTGGCACGCATAACGGCGCACTCTCAACATCTAACACACGGCTTTTGCTTCTACGCTCAATATAATCACCGTAAATAAATTTACCAACAGCGGGTTGTTGCCCAGGCTCTAACAGTTGAGGCACCGCGCCGTAAACTGTTTGGAATTTTGGGTTCAACGGTACCAATACCGCTTTTTTAGCATCTAAATATGGTACGGATGCTTTAATTGTACCATCGGCGTTTAATGTATCGTATGATTGTGGGTACGACCACAATTGTACTTTATAAGAACCAGCGGTCACAATACCATGAAACGCCGCGCCTTCCGAATTTCTTACAGGGCCTTGCACCGCATCTAATGCCATGTTAAATAAATTTTGACGCTTTTGGAAAACATCATTAGCTAATAAATCTGCTAATGCTTTATCGCCAAGAAAATAATTGAAAACAGCATCGCCAGATTTACCAACGGTACGTAAAAAATTACAATCGTCTGCAATTTGTTTGAAAGGGTCAACACCAGAATTTGCCCAATAGTTGCCAGCGCCAGCATTTGTAAACGATTCCGCTTTGCGTTTATAATCGATATAAACACTACCATCTTCATTAAACACTTTACCAGTTGTGATAACATCAGCGGCCATTTTTTCAATTGCACGCTCAATTGTTTCACGACAAATCATCATGTTGTCAACTGTTTCCTCAACTAATGCCGCAAAAATTTCGGCGCTAATTACACCAACGCCAGAGAAAAGAGCGTTATACAATTGTAGTTTTGTCATATCAAACCACTCACGGAAATAAAGTGGTTCGCGTAATTTTTCAGAAGATTTACTAAACTCATTTCTGTTACCATCAGTACCACGAATAACAGGCGAAGCCACACGCTCTTTTGTGCGTTGCGTTGCTGTTGAAACCAATAAAGTTGGTACAACTTTTTCTGTGAAAAGTGAACGTATTGCGCCGGTTGGCGTGATACGCTCTTTATAAACAGCGGTTACAGCTTTTGTAAACTGGCCTTGTGCTTCTTGTATTGGAATCGTTTTTGACATACAGCTTTTTATTTAGTTGTTCGTTTAATTTTTTATTTTTAGTTATCGTAACCAGTGTTATCGATAGAGTTAATTAATCTTAATCCGGCTTGGTGAATTAAATCCTCCAGCCTTTGGCTACCAACCGTTGTTTCAAAATTATCTGTTGCTAAATCAAAAACAATTTTGTTTTTATTAACATCACCATAATTGCAAAACTGCATATTTTCAATAATAGCGCCACCATCAACAACATAATCAGCCGCTAAAATACCCATTGGTATTTGCGAACCATCGCTATATGTTGAGCGCATTGGTTTTATAAAACCAGTTGAGGCAACACGGCCCATTACTGTACCAGCCGGAATCGTTACCGCATCATAAGCTGAGTTATTATATTTTGCTTTTGAGAAACGATTTTCGTATAAAAAGATTTGGGATAAATCTGTTTTTACGTGTAATTCCCCACCGGTATTTGTGCTTGTTTGGCTCATTTTTATAAATATTAAAAATTAGTTTTTATTTTTATTTTTCTGATTTAATACCGCAAAGTGCTAATGCTTCACCTAAGAAATCAGCAGTGTTTTTTTCTTTTTCTGTAATTTCTTCAGCCGTTAACTTACCAGTTTTAATTGCTTCTGGATTTGATTTTTCAATATTAGCTAACACACCTTTTGTGATGCGCGCTGTTGCAAACTCGGTTTTCTTTTCCTCAGAAAGTTCCTCACCTTTTGAAATACCTTCAATGGTTTGTTTTAAATCCACATCAGCAAATGCAATGTGTGCTAAAACACGGTTACGCTCTTTGGTTACACCGGCTGTAATACCAGCATCGGTTCCAATTTTTACTGCCTCAGCATAAACCGCTGGGTGCTTTTCTTTTAAATCAGCTAAAGTCATGATTGTATTTTTTGGTGTGTGAATTACTTCCTCTGCGGTGGCGGCAATATTGAAACGATTTTCAAGCGCTTCAATTTCCGTAACCGATAATTTTGTTATTTTATTTATTAAGCCAATTTGCTTTGCTTCCTTAGCGGTAAGCATAACATCCAAACGAGCGTCCGGATTGAAAATATCTTCAATGCCAACGTTTTTTAATTCTTTGAGCTTAGCAAAATCCAATTTTTTTGCCATCTTAGTTTTTAAATCCTTATTAACATTATCTAAAAACTCTTGGTCTTCCGGAGTCGATACATACATATCGGCACGGTGCAAAATAAATTTTGATGATTCTAATGCCTCAACATCATCAGCAAACAATAACATAAATGCCGCCATGCTTGCCGCCCAACCATCAACTTTCATTGTAATGTTGCCGGTTGCCTCTTTCATTTTAGCAATAATGCCCCAACCAGAAAAAACAGAACCGCCTGGTGAGTTAACGCGAATTACAATATCGCTATCCGAATTATCTTCCATTGCTGAAATTATATTCTGAGCGCTGTAATCGCTAACATTAGAGTATAAATATAATTCCTTTGCTTTTGGCATGGTGTAAAAATAGTTTGTTTTATTTATTTAATTTATATTTGTCCCCAAATTGGGGACATTTTATATCATGGCAATAAAAAACGAAGAAATCAAAAGTGGGCATCCGGAAATAAGGACGCGCAACATTAAACCTAATGTGAAAAAACAATTAAAAGCCGCCGCGGTTAAAGAGGGGTACGATTGTTTTAATGATTTTATGCGTATTGAAATAACCAAAATCAGAGATAAATATCTCTTAAAATACCCAGAACTTAAATCAATTTCTTAATTACTTTTTACCTGGGTCTGGCGCTTGTGGTGGTGCAACCGGTACGGCTTCCAAACCATTATCCTTTGCAAATTTTAATTCATCAGCAAATTGTAAAATGTTTGCATTTGATTCCATACCACCTAAACTTTCAGTTGCTTCCTCTAAACTTATTAATGGCAAGTGCTCAGCTAATGAACCTAATTTTTTACGTACCGCCTCAACTTCTTTAACTGGGTCAATGTGTGGTACCGGTGTGCCAATAAATCGTGCGGTACGATAAGCGCCCAACACATAATCATTTTTAGATGCAATAGCCTCAATAAATCCAGGGGCTTTTATTTTACCCTTTAAAATCATCACCATTAACCAATACTCGTATATTGGTTTGTAAAACTGTTTTGAGAAATCATCACGCGTAACCAACAATGTGTTTTCCCAATCCTTAATTGCCGCGCGCGATGCTGAGTAATTGTCGTCATACTTTTGCATTGCAATGTTGTATGGCATACCTATTGCCGCGCAAACCAAATGTATATTAACAGTGAAAAAATCTTTAAAGTATAAATCGTTTTTGCTGTCAACAGATTTTAACTCTGAGCCAGGCGACATATTAAATACTTGTTTTTTGGTTGTTACCGCAATGTCCGTGGCTAATGCTTTGCCATCATCTGTTTTTGGTAGTTTGGTACCGCCGGCATCAAATGATTTTGCGGCAATTTGTGTAAATGGATTTGCGCCCTCAGCATTAAGGTTGTGCGCAACATACATAATAATTTTTGCGCGTTCCTCAGCACTACCCAACGTAGCATCCGAGTACCGGTCAAGTTTTGCCAGCTTTTCAAGTATAACGCCAAGTATAGGCATCCCGCGCGTACTATTTAAACGGTACTCATTACACGTAACTAAGAACGCGGATTGTAAATCCGTGCCGTTAATCTCAGCTGAAATACGTTCCATTTTATAATCAGCGGTGCGGATATGAAATGCAACATGTTTACCGGTGGCGTCCTTCTCAATACCCGCGCAACAAACATTACCATTTGCCAATGTATATTCCTCTTCGCCACCACTCGGTGAACAAATATGTTGTGCGTCTATTAATTGGATATTTACCTCATTATTAATAAACCTTTGTACAACTAAAACATCACCACCAATCATTGCGTTTTTATACGCCGCCTTTGCTATTGCTGAAAGGTCTTTCATCTTAGAGTAATCGGATTTTTTGCTATCCTTATATACACTAAAATATGCTTCCACTTGTTTGGAAAATTTCTGAACATCGATTGTGATGCCCTCTAATTCCAAAACATCTTTGGCCGGCTCAGATTGTAAGCGTAAACCCTTACCAATTACCCAACCTAAAAATCTATCAATAACAATTTTTGAAACCTCGCTGGTGGTATATGATTGCCACGAACGCCACCGTAATGCCGTATGGTCAATTTTATAAATCTTAATTGGGCCAGCCTCACCAGTATTTTTTTCGCCAGTGTAAATATCTGTAAACAACCCACCACGTTCCCAGTTGCCACCAAACATAAATGGCGCGCGCGTTCTGTTGTTAAACCAATTTTGAGGATTTAGAAGTGATAATATTTCTTTCGCTGTTGCCATTTTTTAACCCCGACCAAAACCGGTACCATTTAAATTACTACTATCAACAAACCGCATTACCCCGCCCCCACCTAATTTTCTTCTATACATATTTAATAATGTTTCCAATGCCTTAATTGAGGCGGCAACTTGGGCGGCACTTTTATACATCGTTTCAACTTTGGTTTGCCCATCGTCTAACATGTAACTGGAAATATCATCGTTAACAGCCGCCTTTTCAAGTGTAACAAAAAGTGCCGTAATAACCTTTTCAAGCGCAACGATTTTCGCTTCCGTTGTCGTGGCGCTGGCTAAGTATTCCGGTGTTGATAAATAAAGTACCATACTACAAATATATAAAATTAATCATTGGTTTTTATTTTACTGTTTTTCAGCGTACTAAAATCAGATGTGTTTGGGTTTTGTGTAAGTGGGGTTGCTGATACAACAATAACCGGAAAGTTAGTCGGGTGAACGTGCGTGTTAAATTTCGTAATAAGGTCGTTAACTGTTTTTTTCAAGTCATCCAATTCTTTTTTTGCCTCGTTATATTTAACGGCAAAATTTTTATCCCCCAACATTTCATATGTACCATCTTTCTTTAACCAAGTGTAACCCTTTTCAACGCCTTTATCATCCGTGGCAAACAATCTTATTTCGCCAACCTCAGCTTTTTGATTTTTTACTAAGTACCCAATTACGTATGCTTTGCCCTTCTCTTTGCTCTCGGCATAAAGCGCAATCATATCTTTTGTTGGGTTTGAATCAATACCAAACGGCATGCCTTCCATTGGCGTTTGCACGTCTGATTTTCCAAAACGTGTTATTTTAATTAACCGGCGTTTTAAATTATCAAATTCAGTTGATATTATTTTACCTAATGTAATCATTTTTTAACCCTTCCCCAATTCTCATGCGCATCAACAAAAATGTTTTTTACTTCCTCGTTATTATAAACCGCCTCTGGCACGCATGTAATTTTAGCGGTCATTTTTTCATTGTCACCGGTGTACTCGATATCCTCAACAAAAAAATTAACCTTATTATATAAATAATTCTCTGGACTCTTAACGCTCACAACACTACGCGGGCGAATAATTTTTGAGTTAATATCCCAACGGTCAATGCTTATAACACACTTAACGTTTTTCAATTCCTCAGCTAATGCCTGGCGCGCAAACTCTTGTGTGGTCACATCGGTGCCGGACGTTTGTGTAATTACCTTTGGACGCTTTATAATTGGGCAATACGGGTTTTTTATTGTGTACTCACCAGCGTTACCCTCATCCTCATCCGCTTGCTTTACAACTGTTATTTGTGAGTGTATGGCTTGGCCGTTAAACGATACCATAATTTCTGTTGCCGGCATACCATCTTCAAAATGTGCAATTGGTTCGCGCTTACCCTTTTCGCGGGTAAAAACAATAGCGCCGTTTTCATCATGCGTCATTATAACATGGCGCTGGATGCACAACTCAGTTAAATAATCTTTAATGGTTTGGGTGTTACTTGCCGTTGTTTTATCAATAGCCGCGTTCATTATATCGGCAACCTCTGGTTCAATAACAACTTTCAATTTAAAATATGTGGCAAGTTGCCGAACAATTTCCGCTAAACTCAACCCACTTTTTTCTAATGGGTATAACTCTGGTGGTATTTGGCAATCCTCAAATTGCCCTGGCTTTGAATAACCGGCAATCTCAACCAATTGTTTTTGGTTGTTCCGCTTTAACGTGTTGGATAAAATGTAACCAGTAATTAATTTTTCGCCATTGTGTTCTAATATTGCTTCATGGAAATGGCTTATACAAATTGTTTCCGCATGCTCTCTATTAAGGTGGTCAAAATAAATCCTAAAAGCAAAAGTTGACGCAACCGAATCGTGTTTTAAATTCACGACAAAGTTGTTAAAGTATTTTACATTGGTTACACCTAACCGATGGTCAATTTTTAGGTTCATTAAAATTGTATTTCACCATTGCGAATAAAAAAATGAGCATTGCATCCACCAGTTAATAATATAGAAGATGAGCCGGCGCGTAATTCTAAATCATCGTAACCGGTACCGTGGAAAGACCAACGCCCTGGCTTGGGCGACTTATCTTGTGGCACATGTGGTTGCCAACAAATAATACTATGCGTACCAGCTAAACCATTATTGGCTTTAAAACACACTGGGCACGAAAACATAATTCCGTCCGCCTCTTTAATATCATCAATTTGGCGGTGTGAATTTTCGCCAGTATCTTTTAAAAACGTAGGTGCTAATTCAGTTAATTTCATGTTATATATAGTAGACTATTTTTCTACCTTTTTTTAATTGTAAAATATCATTTGGCCCCAAGTTATTATTTTCCATTAACTCAACCATATTGTTATCCGCATCATCCAGCGAGTACAACCGTTGGGTTAATAAACTTAAATTGGTGTCCTCTTCTAAAAATAAAAAACGCTCTTTTCGCGAACTCAATGCAATTAATTCCAAGTTAGAAATTGTCATGTTGAACAAATTATCTAATTGAATAATTGTATTGGCATCCGGTATAAAGCTCAGTGGGTTTCCGCCATTTAAACCTTGCAACGCATCTAAGTCCGTAATATACCTATCGTATTGCTCAATAAGTTTATCAATGATTTTAAACACGCTGGTGTTATTGGTATAATTACCTGGCAATGGTGTTACCGCGGCTTGGCACATTGTTGAGATAAGCGAATTAGCTTGAATCATATACAACTGTTTTGCGCCAACCGTGGTTAAAAATGTTACGGTATCTTTTAAATCGTTGTACTGGTCAATTAATGTATTTAAACGTTGCTCTGTTGATTGAGCAAACAACGCCGGTTTGTTTATCATTGCAATCGTTGTCCGTATTGCAAGTAATGGCGTTGCTGTTGCTGTATTAATGTACGCGCTGGCCGTGGCAAACGCATTATTATACGCTTGGAACTCTTCTGGTATTGAGATTAACGGCACACCCTTTGCATAAATATTGTTTGTGGTGTTCTTTAATCTTGTGGTATCGGCGGATGTTAATGGCGCGGTTAGTGCTAACTCTAAATCGGTGTCTAAAATTTCTTTTAAACGCGGGATTTGGTCAACCGCATCCAGAGTCACAACCGGATTGTTTTCCGCAATTGTTTCAATTATAACACAAGTTAGTTTACTAACATTTAATAAACTATTGTCCTGTAATATAGATGGTATTTGTACAGTAAGCGTCCCGTAAAATGGGTGTTGAAAATTTATTGCGCGCTCATCGTTGCAAGATTTTTCAAATGCCTCAGCGGTTGCCAAATGGTCTTCGCCTTGAAAAAATAAATCCATCGACAACCGGCGCCCTTTACGTTTACTCTTTTTTACTAACGTACCTTCTTTGCCAATAAAATCAAACTCAGCAAAATTCCATTCCGTTTGTTTGGACGCGCGCAACCAGTTTGGTTTGTATTGTTTACCGTCCGGTGTGGTGATAATTAAATCGTTCTTTATAAGGTCTAACCAGCTCATTTGTAATATTTTTCTATTTGGCGCTTTGCTTCTGCAATATAAAACATCTCCATTTTTTTAGCGGTTCGCTCAGATGCCTCCTTCATAAAATGAGTTGCATGTACTTTAACACTTCTGTTTTTAGTAAATGAATATAATTTTGTTTTGGTAAACTGTGTGTTTCTCCCCTCTCTACGAATAGAAGTAATGCGCCACAAAACAGAACCTTTGCGCCCTGGCATTAAAAGCAAGCCACCTTTACCAGCAAAAACAGCACCTTTAATAGCACGCTGTTCCCAATTAGCGCCGCGAGATTCTTTCCCGTTTACCATTTTCTTTATTTTTTTTAAGCGGGCATTTGCTCTGGTGGCTTTACTAAAACTATTTGCAACTCTGGCGCCTGGTAATGCTATAAATGATTTATGATGAATAGTGCCACCCTCTTCCTGTTGTTCTAATTCTTGTACGGCATAATTCGGTTTATCCTTTAGTGCTGTTTCAACAAAACCAACAGTGGCTTTCATAGAATTAATATCAAAACCTTTTGCGTTTTCAAACCGACTATTCGCTTTAAAAAAATTCGGCTCTCTTCTTTCAAACTCTTGCAAGGTTTTTTCGGGCATCGTTTTCGTCTTAACATCATACACCGCCTTATTTAAAGCCCCGCGGATAGCACTCGGAAAAGCTGAGCGCGTCAACTGTTCAAGTTTTACGGTGTACTTAATAACTTCGTTTGTATTTACGTTTAATACGGGCATCGTTTTTTATAATTGCCAATTTAAAGTGAACCAATATTGGTCGGTTGGTGGTGCAAGCCCCGATGTCGGGTCGGTAATATCAACACTTCCTGTATTGTGATTAACTTGTACTGTCCAGTTTTCAGTCGGCATTGTAGCATCTTCTTTCAGCGCAAACCCACACACTTGAATTTGTGGCAATCCGCCAATAATGGTTGATAAATCTATGCGGTAAGCCGCCGGTATTATAAACATAGAAGAAGTTCCGCCGGCGGTGTACTGAGCGCGGCCCCAAACCGTAACCATGCCGGTTGAACTCTTTTTAAAATGAATTCCATATCCAGCCGGCGTTGTCCAGCCAGTACCTAATGCTGGTTCGCCAGCTTGCCCAACTTTATGCCAAGTATCAAGGGCATTAAATTGAGAGGCATCGAAACGCGAAGTAACAACCCAACCAATACCCAAAGTCGATTCTAATGTTATAGCATCGCCATCATCTAATTGTATAACCACTGTTGGTGTAATGGTGTCCGTACCATTAGCCTGTATTGTTATTAACCCTGGCTGTTGTTTTTGAATGTGGATAGATTTTCCAGAACTGTTCGCATCGCTCGGCGGCAACGTATATGTACCATTACCAAAATAATTTATGATATTTAAACAACCTAAATTTGCTTGTGTATATGAAACAATTGATGTTGTATCAATAACAATAGGACGGTCTATTTGTTTGTAACGAGATTCAACAATCCAACCAAAACCAAAACTTACTAATGTAACCGAATCGCCACCACGTAAAATAAGTCCCTCAGCCGGTACAATTACATCCGTACCATCTGGCAAAACATTAGTTACGCCAGTACCTAATTTCATAACAACAATTTTTTGTAAAACTGTTGCCACTGCTAATGGCGGTAATGTAAAATCAGCATTACCGTTTAAATCCATTACACTGAGAGCGCCAAAATCAGCATCAACCAACGCGGTATTACTGTTATATGTATTAACACCAGTGTACTGATTCGCAACAGCTTTTAACGCCTCGTAATATTGAAACCCATTAGTTGAATTATCTGGTAAACCGTTTGGTGTAATTAAAGATTTATCCAGCATGCGCGCAAAAAACTGGTGAAAGTCCGCGTATGTATTTACATCGACTGGTGTACCATCCCCTAAACCGGTTTCATCTTTAATGTTACCGTATTGGTATGAGCCGCCTGGCGCTAATACGTTCTGTTTATCTTCTAATTTAATTGCCATTGTTATGTAAAGTTAATGAATAAATATGCGACTGTTTGTGCTGGTTTTAATTTTAATACGGTTTGCCTAAACTCTTCTTCGCGCGCGGCGGGTATAGTGGCAAAACTTCCTAATGGTGAACCACCAATAAAAAACGTTGCATGTAAGCTATTGCCAATATCAAAATAATAATCTTTTGATTTATCAATAAAGTTGGCAATTTTATTATTATAAAATTTACCGTGGTGAATGCCGGTACCGTGGTTATACATACCGTGACGCACGGTATTGTAAATTGGCGTTGCCGATGTAATTTGTGAGGGATAAAGAGCAATATAACCGTCCGGATAGTAAGTTAAAAATCTATTTTCATAAACATTAACATTAAAGCCAGCGGCTTGCAACTGCTCTTGTAAATATAAATAATGACCTTTTGCGGGGTTTACACCTGGCTGATTTAATTTTCTTTTAATCGCCGCTTTACGGTCATTTAAAGAAACTAATGGGTTTGTAATTAAACCCAACCGGCGTTCCCAATCCTCAGCATCGGCAACCGTAAAATTAACGTTGTCGGGTAACAAACTATTTTTAATACTAATTGCATCTGAATAGGCTTGTGTTTCACTCACTGCTAATGCACGGTGCAACCTTTCAAAAAAACCATTGAATGGCATTTTAAACGCGCGGCCAGTTGGATAAAGCTGTTTAGTTAATTTGAGTATGGTATCTTTTATGTCCGCCATTTTAAGTATAACTAACCGTTGCTAAATATGGTATATTGCCCTCAACAAATTGATATGATGTTATTGGAACTGAATTAACCTTTACAATTGGCGTGCTAAAAGATGCCCCAGGTTGCGCGGAAACAATTGCCGCAATTATTTTATTAACATCAATCGTGTCGTTCTTACTTGCAATAACATCGCATGAATCAACAAAAGGACGCATTGCATTTACAGTGGCGGTTATTGCGGTTAACAATGTAGCTTGTATTGCTGGTGTTAATCCAATAAAATTCGGTATCTCAATATCAATCTGCTTAATTGTTACCGGTAAATAATGTACTTGGAAAACGCCAAGTGGTCGGCGCCCGCGCTCGTTAATTGGCAATGTTACATCTGGGTCAAACTCAATAACATCTTCCACGTCCGATAATAAAGAGGCGGTTGGCGTTCCTTTTCCATCCGATGAATCTGGTATCGTTGCCTCAACAAATAAATTTATTTCTGCTGGTGCGTTATTTTTTGCATACGGGTAAACTGTTTTTACACCTTGTGCATCCGCGGCCC